TGTTTGGTCTTGTATCCATAAATGTTTCTTTCTGTCTTCGATAGTTAATCTTCCTTTTAACTCAACGAATATCTTTGTCTTTGGAAAGTATAAGTCTGGAAGATAAGTTCTATCAATAGCAGGTTGAACATAATCAATCTCATACTCTTCATACTTATACTTTATCTTTTTCTTTTTAATCTCGTTAACAATGTTCTCTTCAAACTTAGAGCGATATCGGACCTTCATCTATCATTTTCTCTCTTCTTAATTGTCTAGCACTAGGTGTCGCACTTTGTTGTAAGTCTTCAAATGCCCAATGTGGATTTCTTTTTAGTCTTTTCATTACCCATTTAAATGACCAAGCACTTAAGTGTAATTGAAAGTTGTGTATATAATGAGTCTGTGTCGGCATTAAACTTAATATATTATTTATATTAACTTTCTTTTGTTCTTCTTCTGGAAGTAAAGACTTCATCCATAAAACCAAAAACTCTTTTGCTCTTCGTCTTAATACTTTTATTTTTTTTCTATTCATATTGTGCAGTTATCTCCTCAACCTTTGGTAAGTTAACTACCTTAGTCATAAATACATTTGAGTTTGCATACTTGAACACCCTGAGTCCACTGCCAGAATTAGAGTCAGAATGACAAACGAACTTATGAGAACAGTACACACACCCAACAGGAAGCTTGAGGTTTCCAGTTTTATCGTGAGGAATCGGTTCATAACATTTCTCAGGTGGTTCATTTTTACTTAGTTTCTCCTTTAAATTAATTATTAAATCTTTAGCATTGGGTTTCATTAATTCATCTGGTCTGAACAATGCTATCTCTCCAGATGATTTGTTTACTGCAAGTAGTCCTCCGTTACTAGTGCCTTCATTGTGTTCGTAACCTGCGACTTGTGCAATATATCCGAATGGGTCATCTTCATACAGAGTTCCATTCTTAAACTTCTTAAATGACATAGCAGATGCAGACTTAACATCAACAACTTCTCCATCAATCTTACAGTCCATATGACCATTAACATCTTCTACTTGTACTTTCTTTTGTTGGTCAGTAACTTTATGTCCTGCAACTTCGACAAGAAACAATAGTAAGTGTTCTAGTACATGACCGTATAAAAACTTTAGTTGTGTTGATGGGTCGTATACTTCTTCTTTATCATCTCTTTGTAAATGATTATCATACCAAAGTTGTCTAGCAGGTCGACCAATAACAGACATTCGTAAACCTTTACCAGAACTTTTTCTTGGTTGTAACCAATCTAATAAAGCAAGTTTAGTATTGTTTAAGAACTTATCTATCTGTTCTTCTTTTACATCAGGTGCTTTACCACTCGATATACCAACAAGTATATCATTTATATCATCAACTAATGTGTCTAAAGTCTTAGTGTGTTTCTTGCCAGTTGTTCCCATACTTATATTCTCCATTTAAAGGACATCTAATTCCTAGTTCTTTACCTGCGTTGATAATAGAGTCAACTGCAAGATTACCAAAGTCTTCTGCTTGAGTTTCTAATACTTCATATTGAAACTCGTCGTGTACATTAGCGACTGGTCTTGCATTTAGTTTATGTTTACTAACTTGTTCTTCTAAAAGAATCAAAGCTTTCTTCATAACTATCGCCCCTCCACCTTGTATTAAGGTGTTGAGGGCTGAGTGTCGGTTTCGGATTCTGAGTTTTCTTCCGTCGATTCCTTTGAGCCAACCTTTTCCAGTAGCTTTGTCCACTCGCTTTCTAAAGTTTGCAAGGGCTGGAGTACGGCTGAGAAATCTGCTTTTAATCGCTTTGCCATGATTTCTAGACCCTCCGCAGATAGCTCCGAGCTTTTCGTCACCTGCCCCATATATGAAGGCATAGATGAAAGTTTTTGCCTGGTCTCTCGTGCTAAGTCCTGCAAGACTTTGATTTGTAGTGTGTATATCTCCATTAATGATAGCATCTATATATTCCTTATCGTTCATGTAGTGGGACAATATTCTTAACTCAAGTCCAGAAGCATCTACTCCCACTAATTTGTAGCCTTCTGGCACTACCCATAGTTCTCTGCATTCTTTACCGTAGGGAGAATACACTGCAGGAACTTGAGCCATGTTGGGCGACTGGTGACTCATTCTACCAGTGATAGCACCATTGGTTATCACTCTTCCGTGTACTCTCCCATCTTCTGCTACTGCTTCTACCCAAGATTCAACTTGAGCAATTCGTTTCTGCAGTAGTAGAAACTCTTTGATAAGTTCTGCTTCTGGTATATCTGTAATACCTTGTAGAACTTTCTCATCTACTATTGGTTGTCCGTGTTCAGTAAACTTAGTCGGCTTCCAACCAAAGTATCTTAAGTATCTTGCAATCTGTTGTCGACTACCAAGATTAAACTCTTTCATTTCTATGAGAGAAAAATCTCCCATAACATTTTCCCACCCCTGTCCCAGACTATTTAGTCCAACCGTACTCAGAGAACCGTCTTTACGATAACGAGGTTTTACTATCTTGACAAAGGTCGGCAGTGGTATAAATCGTTCTCTAACCTTTTGTTCAATTTCATTTATCTTCTCTCTTAACTTACCTAACAAAAGGTCTGCCTTCGTTATATCAAAAAGAAAACCATTGTTCTCTTGTTGTGTGATTATCCTAGCTATATCGTGTTCTAGTCTAATCGCCTCACGAGAAAAGTCTGGATTATGTTTAATCAAATAACCAAGAACTCTTTCCGTAAGTTCTACATCTCTGATACAATACTCAAGCATCTCATCAGAGTATTCAGAGAAATCTTTAAAGTCTAACTTACCAAACTTTAATCTTTCTCCAAAAGATTTTAAAGAATGTCCACCCTCTCTAACTGGGTCGAACAGTCTTGACAAAACTAAAGTATCAATAACTT